GAGAGTACTCAACGCTGCACTTGCTGAGGTGCTACCAGTACCCCCCTGGGAAATACTGAGAGCAGTAGTTAATCCAGTTAGACTGGTAATATCACTATTTGCTCCAGAGGATGCACTACCTGAAACATCGGTATTCGTAAGTACTATATTACTTGTTAGAGATTTACCATTAATTGTTAATGATGTTGGTACTGTGCCTGCAATATCTGATTGAGCTAAAACGATATCACTTGAAAGCACTTTGTTGTTAATTTTTCGCGTTTGGGGTACTAACGGTATTGTTAACCCGGTAAGAGATTTAATATTACTGTTTACACCGTTAATATCGGTGTATGCATACATCCCCCATGCACCCCATGAAATAACACCTGAACCGTTTGAATACCCGGTGCGTGTATACAAGTCGTTCGTGTTATACCTGTAGTACATTTGCGTACAGCTTTTAACGTGAGTTGCCGAGTTTTGCAGTACTACTAATGTCCCCGCAAATTGTACTGGATAATTCAGTACTGCTGTTGCGTTAGCATTTAGTGTTTGCTGATAATAACCCTGTACAGTACCGTCTAAATCGTTCAGGTCAGTACCTACTGGGATAATTCCACGACTAGGTAATGCACCTACATCATCTGCATTTAACGTGATGTCACTGGCTAATGAAATCCCATTTAATTTACGGGTATTAGGTACTGCTGACACGTCATCGGCATCTAATACGATATTTGCAGAAAGCGGTTTCGAGTTCACTGTTACAGTTTTCGCTACCCCGCCGAGGTTTGAGAGTGCAGTACTTGCTACGGTTGCCCCAGTACCGCCACCAGAAATTGGTATTGCTGTAGTCAGTCCAGTAAGAGACTTGATAGTACTGTTCACACCTGCACTGGTGATATTTGCAGTACGAACCCATGCAGACCAGGTTACAACACCACTGCTATTACTTGTGCCAGTCCTGTTCCAGATGTCATCACTACTGGCAGGGTAATAAACCTGAGTACAACTGTTCGCGTGAGTTACGCCACTCTTCAGAACAAACAATGTACCACCTACGGCAACCGGATAACCTAAAGCCGTTGTTGCGTTAGCAGTTACTGGTTGCTCATATAATCCAAATACAGACCCGTTCAGAGTATTCAGGTTCGTGCCTGCCACGATGGTTCCGTAGTACGGCATTGCTGATACATCCAGGGCACCCAGTACTAAATCATCGCTGAGTACTTGCCCGTTGATCGTTCTTGTCGTTGGTACTGCTGATACGTCTGCTGCGTTCAGAACAATGTTGGTACTTAAAGGCTTAGAGTTCACGGTTACGGTTTTAGCAACACCGCCCAGGTTACTGAGTGCAGTTGCAGCAACGTTTGACCCAGTACCGCCCTGTGCGACACTAAGTGCAGTGGTTAAGCCCGTGATACTTGTAATATCTGAGTTAGCACCTGATTTAGCACTACCGGAAATGTCAGTATTTGAAAGTACTACGTTTGATGAAAGTGGCTTCCCGTTGACAGTAGTTGTTTGTGGAACACCATTAAGGTTTTGCAGTGCCTGTGTATTCGTAACTGCCCCAGTACCACCAGAACTGATCGGTAATGCAGTACTCAACGTTGCAGATGAAGCGTTAAGACCACCAGTAATCGTCAGGTTGCCAGTACTGGATAATGTCAATGCATCAGAACTATCGGTAGTTGCACCAGTGGCTAATCGATAGTTTCCGGCCTGTACGGTTTCATGAAAGATGGTATCTCCAGTACCGCCACGCATTTTACGTAGATAAGATTTAGAACCTGCGGCTGATGATGATAGCGATGTATGCCCATACAAAGCCGCCGATACACCATCCTGGTTAATCGTGTTGTTTACTGTCGCTACGCCAGTAACAGATAAGGTACTGGATAGTGATAATGTTGTTCCTGACAGGCCACCTGTCAGAGTACCGCCCGTCTTTGGTAGACCATTCAGGTTACTGAGTGCTGTAGCGGCTACAGAACTACCAGTCCCGCCATTTGATACTGGCAGGATTCCTGAAACGCCCTGTGTTGTACCTGCGTTAAGTACTGGTTTATTAGCTGTGCTGTATACCTGATCGTATACGGTACTATCAGTATTCTTAATGTACAGACGTGGAGTACCTGATTCAGTAACGACCATCTGTGCTTTACTCATACCACCACCATCTACAAGGCCAACACCAAGTAGATCAACACCGCCAGGATTCATCGTATTTGTAACTGGTACTTTAATGAATGAATTACCGCCGTCAGATTCATAATGCGGTACGGTAATACCATCAGCACCAACCCCAAAATTACCCAGTACTAATGGGAATTGATCATCAATCGTTCCCTGACGAACGATAGAATCAGGCGTAAAAGTCCAGGTACGCCCGTATACTTTATTAACGTCTGCGTCATCCTTTTGTGCAGTAATACGCCCATTAAGAATAATGTAGTTCTGGCGTAGTGATGTCTGGCTTTCATAAAGACTGAACTTCAACTGAAATGAACGATTTACAGCGTATGCATTGCTGAGGAACATATGACCTGTATTTGTTGGTACATAATTTACTACAATGCTGATGTTACTGATTTTAAGACCACCAGTGATGATGCTAGTAAATTCCTGATCATATGTTTCTATTGTTTGTGTGGTACTGTTGATTTTGACTTCTGGGAATGCTGCCAGATTATCAATATTAGTATAGATTGATGTTGGATATGTATTATTCAGATCAGTACTGTAAGAGAGCAACGTCCTGTTGCCGAGCATGATTCCTGCCATTATTGTTATTCTCCATTATTTGTAGCACGTGCAATGTAATTAATCTGGCACGTTGTCATAATGGTATTTATGGCTGTATCCGGGTCGGTATCATCGACTACTGAGAGTAGCTTTAGTGAACTGACATTAATTCCCTTCTCTAACAGGCCAGCAATTAATTCAGTACTGAATAATACTGAATGTACTTTATCCATTGTTTGTTGTGCTTTTGATTCACTCTGCGATGTAACCAGCACATCCATTGTCATCATTACAGAATGTCTAGTACTGTATTCCAGTTGTTCGTATTGTTCAGTTACATTGCTGATCATCAGAATGTAATCACTGGATGTCTGACTATTTGTTTTAGCGGCCTTGCGTACTTTCAAACCATTAGATAAAAAAAGGCTTGATACATGATTTTTAATAATTGAAATATTCATGTTCAAGCCCTGTAATAAACGTTACATAGACCTGACAGATCATCAACGATGTTATAAACTTCGTACCGAACATTATTCAGTACGAAAGTGTCATCATAGGTGATTTGATCACGGCGGCATGTAAAGTAGTTTTCTGTTGTTTGTATAAGTCCTTCGGTAGTTTGAATTGCTATTTCGGACTGTTCGAAAATGACAGTAATTGTACTGCCATTGTCTAGTACTAAAGGTTCGCCAAAACTGTTAATCAGAGCATCCATACATTGCGTATTAAATGCTCTCATCAGATTAAGCCAGTTTGATGATACGGAAGGCTTCAGGCACCAGTACTGCGAAGTCCAGATCAGCCCAAACGCGAGCGATTACAGAACCACGATTACGGTTAGTGGTATCGTCCATATCCAGCTCAAGAGAATCACCCCACTGTGCAATAGCAACTTTGGAGAAGTCACCGAGGATAATGAAGTTCTGACCAGCCAGTACTTTAGAGTCATAAGCAGGTACACCACACAGATCACCCTCATCGAACAGGTAAACGCCTGCGGTGTTGTCGCCACGCAGAGTACTACGCAGAGTTGCTTTGGTCTGTGGAGACATTACAGCGGCGATAGAACCGTAAGAAACGCCTTCATCACCCAGTTGGCCTTGTGCTGCTACGATACCTGCATAGGTATATGCGTCTACAGTTTCGACTTTGCCCGCTGCTACTACTGCATCTACGATACCTTTCAGGATCAGTGCTTCCAGACGTTCAGCAGAACCGGCAACAATGGCCTGTGAAACAATCTGTTCTACTTGTGGGCATGAACGAACCACCGAACGTGATAACGGAACTGAACCAGTGAAGGTCTTAGGTTTCAGTACTACAGATTCGAAATTAGCATCAACTTCTGGTGATACACCATTCTCAGAAATAAAGCCGAAACCTGCGGTGAAATCGCCAGCCAGTTTAGGTACTGCAATTTCAGAGGTCAGTCCGGTAAACATCTGTACTGGGAAATTCTTAAGAACAGATTCAGCACGCAGAATATCTACGAATGAACCGTACAGTACATCAGTGTGAATAATATCCTTTGCAGTAGTGGTAGTTACACCAGCACGTACAGCCTGTGCGAAATCAGCGTTAGCAACTACTGCACCGTTTTTACCGGATGGCAGAGATTTGTCACCGTCCATAATAGAACGGATCAGAGTGTTTAGAGAGAATTCCATTTTATCATCCTTGATAATGGGTTTATTTTTAATTTGTTGGCGAAACGCATCAATGCTTAAGCCAGTTTCGATTGCCTGATTTGTAATTTCAGCGTGGATATTGAACGCACGTGAAATAGCGTTAATTTCGGCAATGCGTTTTTGATCTTCTTCGGCCTGTTCTTCCTGAACGGCTGAATCATCATTTTGTTCTTCTGGTTCCGGCTGTTCGCCATCGCCATTACTTTCACTGTTATTTATCGTTTCCGCTTCGGTATCGATTTCGGGATCAGACTCAGTAGCAGTAGTAGTACTTTCAGTATTTTCATCGGGTTCATTTTCAGTTTCCTCGTTTCGTTCCTCTTGTTCGGCTGGCTGCTCGTCGTTATTTTCGGGTTCAGGTACTTCTGGTTCCTGCTCTTCTTCAAGAGAACGCCCTACTCCGACTAGATCGTCAGCGGGTACTGAAACCATGCTAATTTCGTATGGTTCCCATTTGGTAACTAGGAGGTTGTCACCTTCAATTCGATAATCGAGAATGGAATAACCAACTGAAACTTTGCTTAAAGTACTTTCACGTACCATTTCGAACTTTTCAGCACCCATACCAACTGAACTGAAACGCACTAATGCACGGCCTACATGGTCAGCATCAATACTGGCTGACTCAATAACGCCGATATGATTATCAAAGTTGTGGTTATAAAGCAGAGCGGCCTTATTCTGTAGTCGTTCTAGATTGACGTTCTCAGGGTTATGCAGAAGAATTTCGTTATATTCCTGACCACCGATAGTACGTACTACTGGATTTTCAGAACTGAAAGCTAACAGTACTGTACGGTCGTTATTATCAGAGAGTACGTCACTCGTTAACGTCATCTCCCGTTTTTGGTTCTTGAATTTCATTTGAACTATCCTTGTTCATTGTTTCTGTTTTATTTATCTCCGCTTCTCGTTTAAGTTCTTCAAATACGTGCTGTGGCTCCATGCCTAAATCACGTATAATTTGAGACTTCGATTTAACACCCATCTGTAATAGAGTCTGTTCGTACTGTGCGTCTTTATTTGGATCGAGGCTTACCTGTTTAACAGTGATGAAGGTACTGTTAGCGATGTTCTCAAAGTTCGTGAAACTGAGTTCTTTAAGTTCAGTAACCATGATTCGTTTAATGAACTCACGGTAGATAGGTTTCAGTACTTTAGAAATAAGAAGGTTGGAACGTGTCTTAAACCCTTCACGACTAATACGGTCTGCCATCTTCGCAGCACTGAAACTAGCATTTTGTGTGTCGCCAGTTAACATCGACTTTGGTACGGATAAGCCAGTTGAAATTGTTGTAAGTACTGCATCACTGAACTCTGTGATTTTGTCAGTACCTGCCTGCGGGTTCAGAGTCTGAATCTGTTGACCTGGTTGTAGTTCTTTAATACTGCCCGGTTCAAAGTGTTCAACGTATTCACGCTGGTCTGGTTCACCGTCTAAGAGTTCATCCTGTGTATTATCGCTATTGGTAATGAACCCCATAGCCGAACTTGCGATCTTCTTCTGTAGTACTGCCGCTTCGTTATAGCTATTAAAGTCCTCCAGGGTTTTCATTACTGCAATACAGTCCGGGAAACCTCGCTCCTGTCCTGGGAATTCTGGAATGAAATAATGCAGTACTTCACTGGCTGGTACACGTTGAGTACTATTGGTCTGAATCGTGTAATTCAATGGGTTAATATCGGCTACGTGATAGGCCAGTACTCGCCCGTGCTGATCACGTTCTATCCCATTACTGATGTACGAACCGTTTTTCAGTAACTCGTTTTTAGTACTGGGAATACGACTAGCATCGATGATTGATACCTGTAGTTCATCACCGTCTGTATGTAGTCGAACAAAACATTCACCATCAGTAGCTCTTGCACGCTCTACCAGTTGTTGAAAGATGTCGAATGACAGAGAACCATCAGTACTAAAGCGGTTTGCATCTGATGCCCACTCGTAAAACAGCTTGTCTAAACGGTCTGCCAGTACTGGATCGGTTTGACCATCGAGGCCAATCGGTGAAGGTCGAACGGTGATACCGTCTGCCCCTGCAACTGTGCCAGAACTCAGTGACACGTATCGACGTGCATACGGGTTTTGCAGTACCAGTGAACGGCTTGCATCACGTAACGATGTTAGAGACTGTCTCAGTACTGCATTGATGTTGACGTTCTGAACACCAGTACCGTAAGAGCCGATAATCTTTGTTGGTAGTCCAGTTAACGATCTGGTCTGTGTTTTAAATTCAGTACTGGTAGGTTGATATTTGCGGGTTTGTTTAGCTGGTTTAGGGGCTGGTACTGCTGGTTCAATCTGCCGTTTGTTAAAAGGCCACATTCCTTGTGATCTCCTGTTATTAGCGGCAATGAATAGTACTTTTAAAGAACGTATTGCTGCTTGTTTTGTTTAGTTTTTTCTTGAGGTCATTGACCTGTTTAGTAATACCATTTCTCAGACTGGTCAAAGTATTAAGATCTTCTTTTACGAGAGTCTTGTTGTTTATAGTCAGAGTACTGGTATCACCTGTAATTCTTGCACTGATGATTTTATTAAGGTCATCAAGTTGTGATTGCAGTTCTGTTAATCGTGATGTCTGTGCCATCGGGTCAATGACGGTGACAGTACTGATAGTTAATTCACCATTATTGTTATATACGACTGAGTAATAACCCGGATTCCAATTTGTGGTGTCGATAGTTACCGTTTCAGTATCGTTCTGTGTGTTGTGTGTGAATAACGTATCAGTACTATTCCCGATTTTTAATTTTGTATTAGGTTGTAGTACTTCGTGAAGTACTTGACCGATATATACTGTTTCTTTCATGTTTATTTATCCTTAGCCGAACCATGATTTACCAATACTTTTAGCAGTTGGTTTAGTGTATTTATTGTTTTGTTCGGAAGGTTGTTTGACGGGTTGTGATTGTTCAGTACTGGTAGTTTCGGTACGTTTGCTACTGCGATATTCACGCAGTTTCTTGAACGGTTGACCGCCTAGTTTACTCAGAGCCAGTTTCATCATGCAGAGGCTGTAGACCAGCGTATCAAGTGCCTCATTACGACGGCCTGTGATCTGCTTCCATCGAACACCACTACCCGAACGTTCTAGGTTTTCTGCTGTGACCTGTTCGAAATAGTCATCAGGCAAATCGTGTGCAAAATGTATGGTTAACGGTGCATCCGTTTTATCTGCTACTGCGTTGTTTAGCAGGCTACGTACCCAAGTCTTACCCTCGTGTACGTTCAGCATGTAGAACTGACGGCCTTCTGAGGTACTGCGTTTGAACAAGTCACCTTTGGTATTCGAGCTGCCTTTAATCATTTCGAACTTCTTATACTGCTGACAGAAACTGTGTACCGTCTGCATCGCTCTACCGTTACCACCGTCAACAGCTACTTTCAGTACTGGCAAATCACGCCCGGATACTGTTTTGAAACGTTGATTACAGAATGTCGCAAGGTCTGTATAGGCTTTTGCCCCTTTGATTTCACAGTTAGGGCTATAGAAATAACGATGACCGAGTACGAATAGTTCTGTTTCGTTAAAACCTAATACAGTTGCTTCAAGTCGGTCTAACTGTTGGTCACAACCTACGACAATTCCCAGTACTGAATCCGGTATATTCATTAAATCGAATGAGTCATCACGTAAGTTCTCTAATGCTAGATCGTCAATTTCTTCCTGAAGGTCTGAGTAATGAAGTCCGAGTACTGTATTGTAAAATGACTGGTAGTTGTACTCGAACCAGGCTAGTTCAAACTCTTTTGCAATAGCCTGAATAGTACTATTAGGACTGTATAGGCGGTTAATATAGAATCCTGCTGTGTCCGTTACAGATGGGTTTTGGGCAATCCAACGTCCACCAGCTACCATCTTAATACGCTGTGATTCTGTTATTTCACTGTTGCATTCTGGGCAGTGTAATTTTGCAGTACTGGAATCTGGAATATCTCGCTTGCCGTTCTTCTTCCAATCGAATTTTACGTTTTCCCATTTCAACGTGTGTTCATGCTGGCAGTGTATGCACTTAACAAAGTATTCTCGTTGGTCTGAGTTCTGATATTCAACATCTATTGCATCGCCTGAAAATGTAGGAGTACTTGAAATGAGGATTTTGGCTTCCTGTCCGAAGTCAGTAGCCCTCTGCTCTGATAAGCGGATCGGGTTCCCCTCTTCTGAGTGCTGATCGATTGCAGATACTTCATCAAGTATGATTCGCTTGAGGGTTTTACCGCGTAGTGCTTTAGCAGATCCGAGAGTCATGAAATACAAGAAAGAACCGTCTTTTAGTTCTGTCTGCTGTTGGTTATTTGCTTTCGTCTTGTCGTTCTTGTCTGTGACTAAATCATTAAGTACTGGTACAGCTTCAATCGTTTTATCAATCTTCGCTGACTTCCACTGTTTTAATTCTGATAATGAACTCTGTGCAATACCGATGTTGCTCGAATCAGTACCCATCCAATAGAACAGTGCTGAATTGAGTAGAGTAGTCTTTGCTATCTGGGCACTAGTTTTATAAATAACTTTTCGGTACTGGTCAGACTCAATAATATCTAACATCTCTTTCTGAAATGAATATAGCTTTAACTTCTGTCCGGCTGCTGCACCATCAGGGAGTACTAAATGAGTCTCAGCCCATTCACTGGGCTTTAACTTCTGTGGAGGTTTGATTATTGGCACTGCATATTTCAGTACTGTTATTGTCTTGTTCATTTTGTCCGGCATCCTTGCCTTGTTCGTCCTCTTCTGGTACTTCGAATTTCATATCACCGATTTCATTCAGCATTTCGTCAATTCTGGCCTGCAATACTCTTTTTACTTTCAGTACTGAATCTTGTTCGAATACTTCGTGTTGAATTTTGTTCGGTAGTGAGCGGATATAATCACGCAACGTCTTAAAGTACTGGGTAAGTTCTCTATGAACTTCATCGGCTTCGATTAGTTGATCCAGTTTTAACTTTACTTCTGCTTCGGCTAAATCTGCCTCTGCCTGCATTTTGCGTAGTCGTGCCTGGTCGATCTTGTCTCGTACATCACCATCACGTAGCGGTGTTAAAATGTTGTCTACGATCCATGCACGTGCATTCTCTTCTGTGTCTGTAGGCATCCCGCGTTTCTGCCATGCCAGTACAGTACTGTGTTCATAGCCGTAATCACGGCCTAACTTTCTGATTGAAATTGAGGTGGACATAATATTTCCCTGACTGTTGTTAATATATTTATCAGGGTTCAGTACTGCATCTGGTGATAGTAAAATGGGACACGTGATTTTCAGTTATTAAGGAAATACGATCCGCACGTGTCCCATTTGCCATTACTGAACATCTAAATGACGAACGGATTCAGTACTGCATATTTTGTGGTGTGGTTCGTTGATCAAAAATCGCACATACGCAAAAAAGAACTCGCTGCCGAAACTACGCGAGGCTTGCCCTCTCAGGGAGTACCTTTCAATGCTTCTGTATCGCTCTGTATGCTTCTGAACTGAATGAAACGCGTCCGTGCGTGGATATTTCTAGCGTTGTACCTTGAGTGATACAGGCTGTTCTGAGAGGTACTCCAAATAGTAATCACGGATTGCAATGATTTCTTCTTTGTAGAAGGTATGGTTAACACCAGAATATAGCTCTTGTACTGTCTGCCAATACTCAACATTCATAAACTCTTTTGCGACAGTCAATAACAGGCAACATGCTTTACCCAATTGTATAGCGGCTGCTTCTTCCGAACCTTGTTCAAAGTTCGAAATGTCAGCTAATGCTTTGTGTGTGAGTTTGATGCTTTCATTATCAGACAATGATTCAAATGCGTGGGTATCGTCTGCGATATCCCTAGTAACATTCCGTGAGTTATACATTGTATTCCTGATTAATTATTTTTGTTGTATTTGTGTTACGTATGCTTCATGAATTTCTCTGTGCACTAAGCAATAGAGTCCAGCATAGAGTGAATGATTAGATCAGATCTTTCAAATAGTCATCTCTCAATGCCAGTACTTCCATTTTTAATGACCCAGGCTCAACACCAGCATACAGATCTTCAATCGTTTTCCAATGTTGATGGTTTGCGTATTCATCGGATAGGGACACTAGAAGACAACATACACAACCTAATTCCAATGAATTTGGTTGTAATGTACCGTTTTCGAATTCAGATATCATTGATAATGCGGCATTAATGCGTTTGATGAGTTCTTCAGTACTCATCGACTCATAGAGTTGGGTTTCACGTGCAATTGAATGAATCACAAAACTCACGCTTCTCATCTGGTCTGACCTTAACAAATTTGTTATCAGAAACTTTACTCGGGTTTTCACTAACTGCAATACTGTATGAATATACAGTATTATGGGGTTTACATCATGGGTAACAAAGACGGTTTCGATCCATCAATCACCAGTGGTATTCAGCGGTTCGTACATCTGGGTCAGTGGGGTACGGTGTGCTACTGGGGATCATCGTTAGATGAGTACAGGATAGGTGATCGTGTGTTCTTCCAGAATCAGTACAGGCAGTACTGGCTGGGCGTTATCGAAAGGGATTGCTTTGTACTGCTCTATGACGAACCGTTAGATAGAGTACTGGATGGTTTGAGCTATCTGAACTCTGTACACCGTATGCATCAGATGCATGACGATGAGGATTGGTTCTGCGACCAGGGTGAACTGCCCTTCTGATTGAATATAACGGTTCAGTACTGTTCAGCAGTGCCAGCGGTAATCGGGGCAATAGAGCAGTACTAGACCCTGCATCATATTCTGTTGTTCAGGTTCGGGATGGCTAAAGTTGATATAGAGTATTTCGTTATATTCGTCGTACTTCATATCTAGCTTGATCAGTGGTTCTGTATCGATGACAGCTAGTAGTTCCTGAACCATTTCAAAATACAGTTCAGTACTGCCATATTGCGGAAGATGGATTGATGTTCTCATAGGGTAATTACTCATGTGTGTTTGAGTATTTACCTTCCATGAATTGTTCGCATGACCGTTAAGATTATTGCAGCCAGTACTGAATGAGGATGACAGATTAGGGTTCAGTACTGGCATGATTGAGTTCTAAGCGGCAGTGCTTTTACATCGAGTCCACGTCAACGCTAACCCGAACATTGCTCTTATATCGAATTTTAAAATGATACGCCTTATCACATGTTACGTTTGACGTTTTCTCGTTTGAGAACCAACTCGTTTCTGTCTCGATTTTGTCCACTTGGTCACATTGATAGCCGGATAGTGTGATTTCTCGCTGTGCCTTCTCAAAATCTCCTCTCAGGGCTTTGTCATCAGCGGCAAAAGCTGTGATTGAAACTAACAGTAAACCTAACCCAATCATTTTTATCATTAAAATTCTCCAGCATGTAGAGGTTGCTTATCCGTTGCAAAAAAGTTTACAACTTTATCGATCGGTCAAATCTTTCATAACAGTGTATTCAATAGGTGGATTCGATCAATATTTAAGATACTTCTCCTACTAACTTTGGTAGTTAAGGCATTGTGAGAACTCAAATTTTTCGCTAGAACGGTGTTCTGGTATCGGCTGGGGTGGGTTTTCGGAATAATGGCTTGATGCAGAGCGGCGTATACAACAGGTACACAATTCGTTTATAACTGGTTTTATCCCACTATGTTTAGTAGGGGTTAACCATCCATCACGAGCACTTAAATCGAAATGACATAATGTTATGGGCATTAATTGCAACTCTAATTATTCAAATTCAAATCAACGATCATATATTATATAGCGGGTAAAATATGGAAATCATCGGTTTACTATTTTTAGCATGGGTAGGTTATGTAATTTTTGGCGGTTACAACAAGGCCAAAACGAGAAGGTATTATGCAGTTATAGCCAGGGCCAAAAGAGAGTTAACCGAAACTAAAGACCTCTATCGCCCAACGTGGATCAATAACGATGATAAACGGAATGAGTTTATCGGAGTGGTGCGAACTCTCAGTTACAAACAGGGAGTACCAGTTAGCTATTTAGATGAACTATTCAGAAGTGAAGAGTTTTCCCGTGTAGTTATCATGAAGTTTACCGCTTTGCTAGAAAAAAATAACTTGAGCTTTACATCTCAAAAAACTGCGGTTAGCGAGCTTATTAGGGATATGTGGAAAGATGGTGTAGAAATGCCGCCATCAAATACTAACCTGCAAACGATCATAAACTTTCTTGATACCAAAATTTTTAATAGTTTTGATGCTTCTGTTATTGCCGCAAGATTATACCTGGATGCAAATTTCATACACGCAGTAGATATGTTTAATAATCCTAATGCGGTTTTGTTTGAAGAGAAATATGGTCATACCATTTCAAGTGAAGCTAAAGCATTCTTTGATAAAATTGATGTTACCAATGGTTCTCAATATATGGAATTGAATTATCAAACTCACAGCGTTAACCTTACCGAAATCAGTAGATATATTTCCTCATTTAGTAACAACAAACCTTCAGATGAACTTTTACTGAAGCTGATGACCGCTGAACATCTTATTGAAAAATGGAAACTCAGCTAATATCGTTAACGTTTTTCGGTAGTATTCAGTACTGTCACATCCCCAGGCAGTACTGAACCATCCTTAACACCTTACAATGGTTCAGTACTTGATCAACATCACATTTTACCCCAAATAACAGATACGCCTTAAGGAAAAACACCCCTATTTTTAGGAGGTTAGGAATAGTTATACGGTGCAGTACTATATACCTCCCATTTTGCCGTACAAATGGTTCTCTTCATTTAGTTGTCCATGCATACATATAAAAATCTTTAATGATTTTGTAACTCTAAAAATGATGGAATAGAAATGAATCGGTTAACAATTTTTTTATTATCTGCCGTTGTAAGTTCAGCAGCACAGGCTGAATGTACTGGCAATTACAATCACAGCATATGTACATTTGATAATGGTGATACTCACACTATCACTAGAACTCTCAGTTCAAGCGGAGAAGAAATCACAGAGATAAAAGGACACAACAAAATATCTGGGGCGAAATGGGAAGAACGTACTAGAGTTTGGGGGGATGACACCATAACTAGGGGTACGGCAGCAAACGGTGCCCGGTGGCGACAAACTAAGCATAAATTAGCGAACGGTGAATATGAGATTTCCGGTGTTGATATGAACGGCAACCTGTATAAGTACAATTGTACTGCATTGGATTGCAATGACAGTTATTAGTACTCGTTCCCTGCCAGTACTGAACCCTATAACAAACCCCATGATTGTTCAGTACTGGCAGGGGTTACAGCTTATCATGACGTAA